ATCAGATCCTTCTGGAATGCTGTCAGATTAGAAAATCCCCGACCTACAATCCGGTTGTAAGTCAGGGAGTCAATGTGGCGGCTGGCCTGACGGAGTGCCCTGGTAAGATCATCCTCAGGTACAATGCTGCCGCCGTATTCTTTCTGGTAATATTCTGAGGTTACATACGGTTCGTAGGCCATGTTACTGCCCTGCTTTCTTCCGCACAGTCTTTGTAGTTTCTTCTTCAGCCTTTGCGTTTTCTTCTTCAGCTTCCATAGAAGAAATCTGCTGTTTCAATTCCTCATTTTCTTTCAGAACCTTGGCATAAACACTATACGGGACGGTTTTATCCACTCCATACTCGATCAGTTTCCCATCATCATCCCTAATATCAAAACCGGCAGTCTGATATGCCGCTACCTGGTTCTGATCAATCGTATAGACTTTATTGTCTTTTTCTGCTGTCATGATCTCACCTTACCCTTCTGCCTCTGCATTAATCGCAATACCGCAGGACTTTCTTTCAATCAGGAAAGTGTCTGTGTAGTATCTGTTCTGGTATACATACTTGTCAGCTGTACGGGAGTCTGTGCCCGGTGTAAACAGCTTCATATATGCATACTTGTCACGGGAAATAACGCAGGATGGATGTACCAGCATTATGTTCATCTGCTTTGCGGCAGCTGCCGGAGCACATCCATTAGTGAAGTCATACTTGGTTTTAAACCTCGCAGACGGAACAACTTTAATGTTTACATCATCCAGAGCATGAACACGACGATCAATCACACCCGCTGCGCCAGCACTGATCACTCTGGTTACTCCCTCGGCGCTCTTGAGCAACTTATTCATTGCAGAAGTCACATAAAGCATACGTCCTTCCTGTGGAACGGACTGATCATCCATGATCGCCATCTGCTCATCGAACCAGTCAAGAATATTTGCAGCAGTAAGAGTTGTATTATCAATTACTGCACCTTTGCTCTTGTTGGTCTTTGCTTCTGTGTACAGTTTAGAGAAACGATAACTGTCTTTTTCCGGAATTGCCTGCTCTTCCTCAAATACGTTCTGGATATTTGCAATCTCTACAACAAGATTGGTTTCGTCAATATCCATTGGATCAATCGCAAACTCTACATCACGGTCATGGGTCAGCTTTTTCGGTTCCCAGTCATTTGTGATAGTTCCGGCATTAAATCCCATGCTGCTGCGGCTGTGGTCCTTATAACCGCTTACAGTCATTCTAGGGATCTTAATCGTCTGTGCATTCAGGAACTTAATTCCTGGATTTGAAAGAGTCAGATCATTGGAAATCATTTCCCTTGAATATTTCTGCGCTAACTCACGCATAAAAGTTTCCGCGTAATCGTATACTGCCATAATTTACATCATCCTTTCTTATTTCTTGTTTCCAAAAATGGAAGACAGCTGATCTGCCTGGTTGGCCTGCTGTCCTGTTCCACTGCTTGCTGCACCCACCTGGATAAATCCAGTTGTTCCGGATGCCTGCGGCTTTAATGCCGGCACATCTTCCAGAACCTTGTTGAGCGCTGCTTTTAAGTTCTCTTCATTGACTTTTCCATCCTGTCCTACAGCCTGGCTAAGATCCGCCATTTTGAGAATATATGGAATTGTCTTGGCATCAATACCCATGCTTACCGCAACAAGTATAGCAGCGTTCTGGATCTGCGCCTGCTTGGCCGTCTCCTGTGCCTGTGTCAGCTGATTCTGCATAGCTCCCACATCCGGAGTATTAGCAGCCTTCTGCTGCTTAAAAACTGCGATCGCCTGTTCTACTTCCTGCTGAGAAAGGCCCTGCTGCTTAAAATAAGCTTTCAGTGCGGTATCTTCCTTGGCTGCCAGCGTTCCATCAAGCATCTGCTGTATCTTGCCATAGTCAATAGCTGGCGCTGATGCCTGCTGAGTATTCTGGTTCTGCTGCGCAGTCTGTGTGCCTCCATCTCCTGCTCCCTGCTGGTTCTGCTGTGCCTGGTTCTGATTTGTTTCTGCCATGTTAATAGTCTCCTTTCCATTTTGGGAGTGTCACTCCTGTTACTGATCCATTTCCATCGGTGTCACCGGCCGCGCAGAGTTTAATGCCATACTCGCGTTTGGGCATAAAAATAACACCCAGGAACTGCCTGCGTGCTTACTGCTCGATCTTATTACATTTGGTACACCGCCGCACATAACCACCATAAGGACCGGAAGCCCTGCTCCAATGCTTGCGGTAATGGTGGCAGCATTCTTTTTTCTTGAAAAACCTCTGCCTGATCCACGATAAAAGTCCCATAAGATCACCTTCTTTCATTTGCGACGTCGCAATTTATAGATCTATTTAACTTCAATTTCCGGGATTAACCTTTCAGGATAAAATACCAATTCATAATGATACTTGTCTGTTCCTTTCGGCTCTGTCTGCTCCATTACATAGCAGGTCCAGTCATTCAGGTAAATATAATCCTTATAATACTGGTCATCACCTGTTTTAATGGTCACTATCAGTTCATTTGAACTATTATTGCTAAGAGCCATATAACCTTCGGCCTGGAGCATAACCGTATCCGTTCTTGCATTGGTAACTGTAATTCTGCGATAAATATTAAATTCATTCGCATCTTTTGATAAATTATAGTTTACTGTGTGTGCTGTTGAACACCCTATCATTCCAAACATCACAGATAATGCCACTCCAAATGCTAAAATCTTCTTTTTCATCTTCTTAATCTCTCTTTCCTAAAAATGGGTACAAAAATACCACCGGCCTGATGACTGGTGGTATCTATTCTTGTTTCGGTCTCTCTGGATCCATTGAAAGCTTCATATCACATTCTGGAGAATCGCAATAAAAAAAGTAGTTTCCTTTACACTTAATATGACCTTTTTTACATTTAGGACATACTGGATTTTTTCCTGCTCTTGCATCCAACAGCATTCTATTACGGCTATCCATCTTCGTCCTCATTTCTTCTAATGTCACAATATCACCTACTTTCTCCATGGATACTCCGGATAAAGCTCATTTACTAACTTAAGTATATCTTTTTTCTCTTGGGAAGTCAATTTATTTGATCTCTTTCGATGTTTCACTTCTTGAGCAATACAAATGGCTTCCGACCATTGATCTCCGCCAATTCCATACTTTCTATGCGTTGTTTCATGTATGAGGACTTCTGCTGTTTTTTCTATTGTCTTTGTCCTATCTGCAAAAATTCTTATCACGTCATCTTCCACGTCATAAAATCCCAATTCATTATACGGATTATCAATGCCATAAACAAATTGAACTGAAACATTATTCTTTTCCAGATATTCAGACATCTCTTTTCCGATGTCTGATTTTAGCATATTTTTCTTGATATTATGTGGTTTTATAACATCATTCTGCCCAAAATTATATGTATAATAAATACCTTCGTTTTCTTTTAGCCTTGCCCATTTGTTACGTTTTAGTTGGTATTCTGCTTTATTTTTCATATCTAATGAATACTCAGCCAATCTTCCATACTTTTCTTCCTGACGCTGTGCATACTGCTGTCTGGCTTCCTGCTGGTTCTGAAGCCCAACTGCTTCCAGTTCTTCTTTAGTCCAGGTATCATCTGCTGTGGAAATGCCCGGAAAATATGTAGTATGACTGTCTTTACATCTTGGATGATAAAGCCCTTTACTGATTGCGTAACTCATCAACGGATATTTCTTGCCTGTCTCCGGATCCACACCGTTCTTGCTGCCACCACTCCATACATCATCGATCAGGACCTTACCAACAAAAGGAAGGCACTTAGGACACGGATTGCCACGCTTTGCCATAATGACTGTAGCAATCCCCCATTCTTTCCGTTTTTCTCCCTCACCTTGCAGATAAGCCCTTTTACTGGCTGTTTTAATTGCCATATCTGCATAATCTGAAAGCGTATGTCTGGCGCCATTGGCATACTCCACACAGTTAAGGCCACGGGACAACATATCTTTTGTAGCCATATCCACAGCCTTTTCATATGTTCCGGCGCCTGTATTGGCATACACCTGGGCGTTGAAGATTGCTTTGCGGTAATCATCATTTGCCTTACGGAGTACTGCCGTTTCTGCCTTCTCCATATCGTCTATGGTAGCTTTGATCAATGCTTCTAGTTTCTGCTCATTCAGTTTGAAAAACTCAGCAGTGGCTCTCGATCCAGTTCTCTTAGCCCCTTTAAAGCCGTTTTTAATTGCTTGCAAGATTTTTTCTTCCTGATGCATACCACCCTTTGACCGTGACATCCGGATCAGGCTGTCAATCTGGTCATTAATGCTTTTAAACTGCTTGTTGTATTTCTTCTGGTTACGGACTTTGTACTTTTCCAGGGCTTTCAACTGCTCTGTCTGCCACATGGACCAGTTATAACCTTCTTTGGTTTCCTCTGCCCGAT